TTGGGCGTGGGTCATGAACCCTCCGGTTCTGACGCACGCTGGACGCTACACAGAGCAGGGGCGGGTAACCCGGTCCGCCTCCTCGGTCCCTCGATCACGCGGAGAAACGGCCATGCCCTACGATCGCAACGGTCACGAGCTGCGCGTCGGCGAACGCGTCACCGTCCCCTGTCGCGTCAAGGCCATCCACCTGAACGAGGAATACTGCAACGTCGACCTCGAGACCGAGCACCCGATGTATCCGGGTGATCACGTCACCCCCCTGATCCTCAACAGCAAACAAGTCGAGCGCGCCTAACCGGTGGCCCTCGCGCCGCCGCGCCCCTGCGCGCATCCGAAGTGCGGACGCCTGCGCTGTCGCACGCACCAGGCCGTCGCCTGGCGGCCGGTCGACCGCGACCCGTCGCCGCGCGTCCGCGGCCGCCAGCTGCAGCAACTGCGCGAGCAGCTCTTCACGCGCGAGCCGTGGTGTCGCAGCTGCGCGCGCGTCGGCCGACGCTGCCTCGCCACGATCCGCGATCACATCGTCGCCCTCGCGGAAGGCGGACGCGACGACGACGCGAACACGCAACCGCTGTGCCGCGCGTGCTCCGACCTCAAGACGCGTGCCGAGAGCGCGCGCGGTCGCGCACGCGAACAGCAGGCCAGGGGGGGCCGCAAATCGCTGTAAACGGGGCGCCGGGAAACCCGATCCGGGAGATCCGTGCGCGTTGTCAGCGAATCGATTTCGCTTATGGACCATGACACAGCTCGGCTTTGGATGGGGCCGCGGCCGCCGGGTCGTGATCGACGAGGGCCGCGCTGATGCCCGGGACGTCGAGCTCCGGAGGCCGGAACGCCAAGTCGAAAGCGCAGCACACCCTGGCTGGCACCGGTCGCAAGGACCGCGGCACCGCGGGGTCGACGTCGGCCGACGCGCCCGATCCGCCGAAGGGCCGTCCAACCCTGCCGGCGAAACTCAAAGGTGAGGCGCGCGCGGAGTGGGCCCGGATGGTGGCGCGCCTCGAGGACAGCCGCACTCTGTCGACGGTCGACGACGCCGTGTTGTACCGCTATTGCCGGCTTCACGCTCGCGCCGAGCGGCTCGAGCGCTACATCGCTCGGCTGCGGTCGGCGTTCTACCGGGACCACCTGGGCAACCCGAAGGTACATCCCGGGTTTGCGCAATTGCGCGCCTACGACCAGGCGCTGCGCGGCTACCTCGTCGAGTTCGGCATGACGCCGGCGGCGCGCTCGCGCGTGAAGGTCCCCTCGACGCCCGAACCCGTGGATCCGTTTGCGGAGTTCGATGAGCCCACCCAGGCCCATTAGCGCGGCGGCGATCGTCGTCGCGCTGGTCGTGGGCCTCGCGCTCGCCGGCTGGCACCGACACGCGCCGGCCGTCTACGGACCGATCACGGACGCCGTGCATCTCCCGGCGAAAGCCGTCGCCGGCGCCGCCGTGCACGTCGTCGACGCCTATGCGCGCGAGGTCGTCGAGGGCCGTCTGCCGGCGGGAAAGTATCACCGTCTCGCGTGCGCACGGCATCTGCGCGATCGCGCGCGTGAAGGCACGGCGGACTTTCCGTACCGCTTCGACGCCGCGAAGGCCGACCGGTTCTTCCGGTTCGCCGCGAAGCTCAAACACTACAAAGGGGAATGGGCCAAGACGTTCATCGCCCTGCAGCCGTGGCAACAATTCCGGCTCGGCTCCCTCTTCGGCTGGGTCCACGTCGAGACGGATCTGCGGCGCTTTCGGACCCATTACAACGAGATCCCGCGCAAGAACGGCAAGTCGCTCGAGGCGGCGATCGTCGCGCTCTACGTGACGTTCTTCAACGGCGAGCCCGGCGCCGAGGGGTACTGCCTCGCCACGAAACGCGGGCAGGCGATGTTTGTGTTCAACGACGCGAAGAAGCTCGTGAAGTCGAGCCACCTGAAGGCGCGGCTCACGGTGATGGCACGCAACATTCACCGCGACGACACGACGTCGAAGCTCGAGCCGCTCGGCGCCAATCCCGAAGACGGCCTGAACCCGAACCTGATCATCGTCGACGAATTCCACAAGATCAAAAGCCGCGACACGATCGACGTCATGGAAACGGCCACCGGCGCGCGCCGGCAGCCGGTGAATTTCCAGATCACCACGGCGGGCGATGACCCCGTCTCGCCGTGCGGCGACCAGCACGGCTACGCCTGCAACCTCCTCGACCAGGTCGTCGTCGACGAGACCTTCTTCGCGTTCATCGCGCACGCGGACCTTGACGACGACTGGACGCTCGAGGCGACCTGGCGCAAAGCGAATCCGAATTACGGCGTGTCCATCAAGCCGGACGATCTCCGCGCGCTGGCCACGAAGGCGATCAGCATGCCGGGGGCGGTGGCCACCTTCAAACAGAAGCGCCTCAACCTCTGGGTGAACACCGCGCAGCCGTGGCTTTCGCTCGAGGGCTGGCGCGCCGGGCAAACGGCGTGGACCGCGGCCGACCTCGTCGGCGAGGTGTGCTTCGGCGCGATCGATCTCTCGAGCAAGATCGACCTCGCGTCGTTCGCGCTCACGTTCCCGCCGACGGCGACTCGCGAGGCCTGGCGCTATCTGGTCCGCTGCTTCACGCCGGCGGACACGCTCCTCGAGCGCGCCAGGCGCGACCGGGTGCCGTACTTCGATTACGTGCCTGACGTGCCTGGCGTCGACGCGGTGCTGACCACGAACCCGGGCAACCGCCTCGACCAGGACGTGATCCGCGCGGCCGTCAACGAGGCGAAGGCCTTCGGCTTCATCATCCAGCAGGTCGGCTTCGATCCCTGGAACGCGGGCACGCTCGAGCAGGACCTGCTCGACGACGGCTTCGAGGTGATCGAAGTCCCGCAGACCCTCGCGCAAATGAGCGCGCCGTCGAAAGAGTACGAGGCCGACGTGCTCGACGGCCTGGTCGACGCCGGCAGTAATCCGCTCCTCACGGTGATGGCGGCGAACGTGGTCGTTTATCGCGACGGGAAAGACAACCTCTATCCGACGAAGAAAAAGAGCCGCGGCCGAATCGACGGCATCGTCGCGTCCCTCATCGCGCGCAAGCTCGCCGCGCTCGCCGACGGACCCGCCGAGGATCCCGACTTGGTCGTCGGATGAAACGGCGCGGGCGGCCGCGGCTCGACGTCGACGACCTATCCGTACACGTCGGCGTCACGCTGCCGTCGAAACAGTTCGACGCGTACGCCCGACGCGCGCTGCGTGCGCACGTCAGCGTGCCCGCGATCATGCGGCGCGATCTCGCGCGCGGCGCCCCCGAATATAAATCCATTAAATAGGCCAGCCGGCCGCGGCGCCCCACCATGACCCGTGTGGCGATTTGATGCGCTGGCTCTGGTTCTGGCGACCGCCCTGTCTCTTGCGGGCGGTGATCGTGAATCTGCACGAGGACCCCTCGACCGCGATCAAGGCCGTGCTGTGGGCAACGCGCGGCCCGTGGCTGACGTTCAAGGACGCCTCGTTGCTCAAAGCGGGCGCCCCGCCGACGCCGATCGATGGGGACGTCGTGATTCATCGCGCCCGCGTGCTCTTCCTGCAGGTGCTCCCGTAATGCCGATCGTCCAGAGCTTCGGCGCGCTGCAGGCGCTGACGGATCCGTCGACGTCCTGGCACGCGAGCGCGGGCGGGTCGCTGAATCTCTATGGCCTGAACCAGGCCTACGCCCAGATTTATCGCACGCAACCGAACGTCCGCATCTGCGTGGACTTTCTCGCGCGGAACATTGCGCAACTGACGCCCCAGGTCTACCGCCGCGTCTCGGACACGGACCGCGTGCGCCTCGCCGATCACGATCTCGCGCGCTGGCTCGGCCACCCGAACCCCTCGACGCGCCGCTACCGGTTGTTCGAAAACCTGATCGGGGACATGGGCGTGTACTTCAACGCCAACTGGCTGAAGGTGCGCTACCAAGGCGCCGACGGCCGCGACGCGATTGGGCTCGTGCGCATCCCCGCGGATCAACTCCAGCCCGAGGGCGGCCTGCTCAAAACGAACTATTGCTGGATCGCGAACGGCCGCAAGAAGGACTTCGCGCCCTCCGAAATCGTGTACTTCGACGGATACAACCCGACCAATCCCCTCATGGGCCTGTCGCCGCTCGAGACGTTGCGGCGCATCCTCGCCGAAGAGGCCGCCGCCAGCGACAACCGCGAAGGCTTCTGGCGCAACGCGTCTCGGCACGAGGGCGTGATCGAACGCCCGCCCACGGCGCCGAAGTGGACGCCCGAACAGAAACAGCAGTGGCGCGAGCAGTGGCAGGAGCGGTTCGCCGGCGGCGCCAACGCGGGCCTCGTCGCCGTCCTCGAGCACGGCATGACGTTCCGGCCGAACTCGTTCAGCGCAAAGGACTCGGAATACACCGTCGGCGGCAAGCTTCGCCGCGAAGTCGTCGCGGCCGCGTACCACATTCCGCAGCCGATGGTCGGGATCCTCGAGCACGCCACCTTCTCGAATATCAAAGAGCAGCACAAGCACCTGTATCAGGACTGCCTGGGCCCGTGGCTCGAGATGCTGCAGCAGGAGATCGAAGGCCAGCTTCTGATCGAGTGCGACGACCAGGCGGACGTCTACGTCGAGTTCAACATCGACGCGAAACTCGCCGGCACGCCCGAAGAGCGCGCGCAGTCGCTGCAGCTCGCCGTCGGGCGGCCCTGGCGTACCGTCAACGAAGCGCGCGCGCTCGAGAACCTGCCGCGCATCGACGATCCTGAGCTCGACACGGTGGCCCCGCAACAGGGCGGCCCCGCGTCCAACGTCGCCACGGCGGATGACCCGCCGCCGGCGCCCACGCCCGCCGCCGCGGATCCGGCCGAGGACGCATGACCGGCCGCTACGAACACATCCTCAGCTTTGCGCTGTCACACCCCTGGTCGGTGATGCCGGAGATGTTGAGTGTGATCGCGGGGATTCTCGCGCACCGGATCGCGGGCGTCGAGATGGACCAAGCGACGATCGACGCGGCCCTCGTCAATCGCAAGAATCTCCCGCAGCCGAAGGTCGGCAGCGTCGCGATCATTCCCGTCTACGGCGTGATTGCGCCGCGGATGAACCTGTTCTCGGAGATCTCCGGCGGCACGACGTTTGAGCAACTCACGAAGCAGCTCCACGCGTCCGTCGCGGATCCCGCCATCAAAACGATCGTGTTCGACATCGACTCGCCGGGCGGGAGCGTCGCCGGCAACGCGGAATTCGCGACCGAAGTCCTGCGCGCGCGCGCCAAGAAACCCATCATCGCGCAGGCGCAGTACCTCATGGCCTCGGCCGCTTATCACCTGGGCGCCGCGGCCACCGAGATCGTCGCGTCCCCGTCGGCGCGCGTCGGCTCGATCGGCACGTACACGCTGCACAACGACCTGAGCGCCGCGCTCGAGCAGCTCGGGGTCAAGCGCACGTACATCTCGGCCGGTGAAGGCAAGGTCGACGGGAACGAGACCGAACCCCTGAGCGCCGCAGCGCACGAGCGCACGCAGGCCGCGGTCGACGACGCGTACGGGCAATTCGTCGCCAACGTCGTGAAAGGCCGCGGGGCGGGCATGACGGCCGACCGCGTCAAGAAGGACTGGAAAGCGCACGTCTACGGCGCCGCCGAAGCGCTGTCGCTCGGGATGATCGATTCCATCGCCACCCTCGACGAAACGATCGCGCGCCTCACGACCCCCAGCGCCGCCGAGAGTCGGTCGGCGCAGATCCGCTCAGAAGCCGAGATCGAACGGCAGTGCTACGCGCTGCACCTGTAAATGGAGACTGTATGAACATCGCCCAGCTCGAACGCGACCTGCTGAAGAAAACCGACGCGGCCGCCGCCCTCTTGGCCTCGACCGCCAAGGCGTGTCAGGCGCACGAAGAGAAAGACAAGGACGGCAAGGTCGTGAGCACCGGCCGGCTGATGACCGACGACGAGAAGACCGCCATCCAGGCGCTCATCGATGAGGGCAACGCCCTGAAGGCGCGGATCCTCAGCGCCAAGGGCGACGAGCGGATGGCCGCCGAGATCGCGTCGCTCACGGCCGGCATGACCGCGCCGTCCGACAAGAAGCCGGGCGCGACGCCCGCCGAGCGCCGATCGCTCGGGCAACAGTTCATCGAGTCCGCGGCGATGGCCTGGCTCCAGAAGAGTCACGGCATCCGCGGGACGGCGTGGACCTCGCCGACGGCTGAACTGATGCAGACGACCGTCGACGAAACCTCCGGGTCGGGTGGGCAGCTCATCGTGACGCAGTATCAGCCGGGGATCTTGTCCCTGCTGTTCAAGCGGCTCGTGGTGGCGGATCTGCTGGCCTCGGGCACGACCGACAGCAATTCGATCACCTACATGCGGGAGACGACCTACACCAATGCGGCCGCGGCCGTGGCGGAAGGCGCCCCGAAGCCGGAATCGACCCTCGTGTTCGATCAGGTGGCCGACCTGGTCCGCAAGATCGCGCACTGGCTGCCGGTCACCGACGAAATGCTCGAAGACGTCTCGGCGATTCGCAGCTACATCGACGCGCGGCTCTCGCTCGGCCTGGACATCACCGAAGAGGACCAACTCCTGAACGGCAGCGGCACGGCGCCGGCGACCCTCGGCCTGCTCAATCGGACCGGCCTCACGACCGCGACCGTGCGATCGGGCAGCGTGACGAACGCCGACGCGATCTTCACGGCGATGATGGCCGTGTTCAATGCCTCCTTCGTGATGCCGACCGGCACCATCATGAATCCCGCGAACTGGCAGACGACGCAGTTGTCGAAAGACGGCAACGGCCGCTACTACGGCTCCGGGCCCTTCACCGGGCCCCAAGTGCCGACCCTGTGGGGGCTGCCCGTCGTCGTGACGCCATCGATCGTGGCGAACACCGGCTTCACCGGCGCGTTCAATTCCGCGGCGCAGGTGTTCCGCAAAGGCGGATCGCGCGTCGAGGTCAGTAACTCGCACAGTGATTTCTTCGTGCGCAACCTGACCGCCATCCGGGCGGAGCGACGCCTGGCGCTGTGCGTCTACCGGCCGGCGGCGTTCTCGAAGATCACGTCGCTCACGTAAACCGCCGCCAGTCGTCGGCGCAGGAGTATTTCACATGGCTGGAGAGGCTCCCCTCGTTCGAAAGATCGCTGGCGGCGACACTCTGGAAGTCGGCAGCGGCGGGAAGATCAACCTTCTCGCCGGCGCCAAGCTACAGAACGCCGGCGTCGACATGGATCTCAACGCCGCCGGCGTGGGCGTCACGAACTCTGTCGCCGGCGTCGCGGCCGGCTACATGGTCGCGCGCGGCGAATCGGCGCTCGACGCGTCGAACCCCACGCCCATCGCGTCGGGCCTGACGTCGATCGTCGCTGTCGTCGCCACGCTCAAGGGCAGTGTCGCGCCGGGCGTCGGCACCTGTCTGATCACCGCGGTCATCAGCGGCACGACGATCAACTTCTACGGCTGGAAGCCGACGAGCAACGCCGACCCGACCCTGATCGCGTCGACGGGCACCGAGTCGTTCTATTGGATCGCGGTCGGCACCTAGGGCGATGTACATCGAACGCCACGTTCTCGATCTGACCGTGACCGCGGGCGGCGCCGCGACGGTCTACACGCCGTGGCTCCGGGCGTGCCGGGTGCTGCAAATCTCCTATGTCCCTGATGCCACGACCCCGCTCGACACGGGCGCGGATCTCACTATCACGGGCGAGACGAGCGGCACAGCGATCGCGACCCTCAGCAACATCGGCACCTCGGCGTTCACGAAGGTGCCGCGGCAACCGACGCACGGGCTCACCGGCACCGCGCTCGTCTACGCGGGCACCGACCCCGTCTCTGAACCGGTCCTCATCGCCGGCGAGCGCATCAAGGTGGTCGTCGCGCAAGGCGGCGCCTCGAAAATCGGGACCCTACACATTTTTGTTGGATAGGAGAGTACGCATATGGCCGTGACGCTCACGCAAACGCCCCAGGTCCTCCGCACGAGGGCCACCATCGCCCAGATCAACGCGGGCCTCGAACTGTTGCCGGCGCTGGCCGGGTACGCCTATCGCATGATCGACATGGCGATGATCGCGGTCGGCGGCGCCGCGGCGACCGCGACCTCGGTCGACCTCAACGCCACGCGCGCGGCGGGGGCGATCAAATTGCTCGTCGTCGCGGTGGCCGCGCTGACGCAGAGCGCGATCGTGCGCGCCGGCGCCGCGAATGCGGTCATCCTCGCCGACGGCGCCTCGTTCACCGCCTGCGACGCCAACACGGCCATCACGCTCGGGAAGGCCGGATCGTCCCTCGCGACGGCGACGCATGTCGACGTCATCCTGACCTACGTCACGGAGTCGGCATAACGCCGACGCGATGATCAGGTTGTCGCCCGGCCCCTGTGGCGTGTGCGGCGCCGCCCATACGGCGTGCACGGCCGCGGGGGTTCGGCGCGGCGCCGCGATTCGCATCGACCAACTGCCCGCGCTGTCGACAACGGCGCAACTGCGCGAACCGCCGGCGGACCTGGCGCCGCCGCCGATCGTCGACCTCGACGTCGACGACGAGCTCGTCGCCGAGCGCGTGCAACGCCAGTTGCCGCCGGGCGCGGTCACGACCGCGACCTATCGCCGAAAGGGGCGCCGCTAATGTTGGTCACGATTGCGATTATTCTGCTCATCCTCTGGCTGCTCGGCGCGGTCGTCGTGCCGGTCAGCACCGGGGCGATTCACGTCCTGCTCGTCGTCGCGCTGATCCTCGTCCTCCTGCGGCTGGTCAATGGGCGCGCGCTGTGACCTTCGTGCAGCCGCCGTTCTGGGCGCACGACGTCCTGCGCGGCCGCGCGGGGCCCCACGCCCTGTCGCGGCGCGTCACGCCCGCCATTGCCATCGTCTCGTCGTCCATCGCGAGCCCCACGGTCATCACCACCCTCACGCCGCATGAGCTGCTGACCGGCGACACCGTCGCCATCGCGGCCCACGTCGGCGCCACCCCGGCGCTGAGCGGCGCGTACGTAGTGACCGTCCTCGGCACGACCTCGCTGTCGCTGCCGATCGCCGTGACGGTCGCGGGCACCGGCGGCACCCTCACGCAGACGATCGCGGTCGAGCCGCTCACCGTCGCGCAGCTCAAGCTCCGCGCCAACCTGGATTGGGACCCGGGCGATCCGCGCGATGCCGGGCTGGCCGACACCCTTGCGGCCGCGCGTCGCCAGGTCGAGCATGACACCGGGCTCTGCCTGCGGCGGCAATGGCGCGACGTGTATCTCGATCGCGTGTACGCGCGCCTCCTCACGCTGCCGGCGCAATCGCAGCCGCTGCAGCGCATCGACCTGATCGAGTCGACCGACAGCGCCGGCGTCGCGCACACCCTGGCCACCGACCAGTACGACGTCGACCTCGCGAGCGGCCGGATCGGCTTGACGGTCGCCGGCGTCTGGCCGGCGGACCTGCGTGAGCTGCAGCCCTATCGCATTCGCCTCGTCGCCGGGTATCCAACAATTGCGGCGCTGGCTTTCGAAGCGCCGGACCTGCTCGACGCCGTCGGGCTGTGGGCGAGCCATGCGGCCACGACCGGCCGCGACCGCTTCACGGCGGCCGCGCTACGCGACGAGTACGACGAGCGCATCGCGCCTTATCGCTGGGAAAGCGTCGCATGAGCCTGAAGCTCGCCGACATGCGCGCGCGGTTCCTGCTGCAGCGCCCGACCGGGATCGCCGCCGACGGCTACACCGACGTGGCCACGGTCGCGGGCGCGCTGAATTGGAACGGCGGATCGGAGCCGATCACCGGCGGCGTGCCGATGGCCGTCGGCGTTCACGTGATCCGCGTCTGGTTTCGCGCCGACGTCCGCGCCGAGTGGCGGCTCGTCGAAGTGGAACCGACCACCGGCCGTAGCTTTCAAATCAGTGACTACGGCGATCGTGAGGGCACGAAGCGCGTCCTCGAGCTGCTCTGCCTGGAGGTGCACTGATGGCGGGCGGCAGTGGCATCGCCTTCGAACTGAAGGGGCAGCAGGGCCTCGAGGCGGCGCTCGAGCGTACCTCTGATGCGGTGCGGGTGCTGGTCAGCCGCGCGCTCCGCGAGACGGCGTTCGCGATCATGAATCGCGCGCGAGCCAACGTGCCCAAACGCACTGGCGATCTGGCGGCGAACATCGGCGTGCAAGGAAAAGGGATGCGCTGGCGCGTCGGCATTTATGACACCTCGTACCCGAGCCGCGGCGGCGGCGACGGGCGCAAGAACGCCTACGCCCATCAGAACCCGTGGGTCTACGGCCAATGGGTTGAAGGGGCGCTCGTGATCGAGCACGGCAACGAAGGCTTTCGCGCGCATCCCTTCATGCGACCGGCCGCTGAGGCCGAAGCGGGACCGTTCGAGGCGCGGATTGAACAGGCCGGGGTCGCTATCGGGAAGGCGGCGATTGCGCCAGAAAACAAGGGTGGCCTCTGATGGGCAGCACGCTCGCCCTGGGCCCGGTTGAAGCCGCGCTGCTCGCCCGGCTGCGCGCGCACACCACGCTCACCGCGCAGCTCGCGCGCGCCGATGCCGATGTCGGCGTGTACGACGAAGTCCCGCAGGCCATCCCGCGCGAGCGCCGCTATCCCTATGTCCGCGTGGCCGACGGCGCCCAAAGCGAAACGCCGATGGATGCGATGGGGCCGGCCACGGCGTTCAAGTGGGGCTCGGTCGTCCTGGTCCCGATCCGCGTCGTCAGTCGCCAGCGCGGGAACGGCGAAGCCACGACGCTCATGAATTGCGTCAAGGCGCTGCTCGATGGGCAACC